GGGATGAGTGGCCGGTCTATAATTACTAGGATCAAAAGCCTGCTGGTCACTAGTAAGGGCATTACTAGTGGAAAAATGCATCAAAACTTTGCTACTAGCGGCAAGATCAATTTCGCCATCAGAAGTTATAACAGAGCTTGGGAACTGATTGTTTGATGCCTTGAAAATGGACACCCCACTAATCGCAAAGGGATCAGTGTATTGACCATCGTTTATAAAGTATAATAAAAGAGCGGTGGGTCCTAAAACAGTAGGTCTCTCATGCCTAGTAACGACTTGATTTCCGTTAATTTTCATAGCGTTCCTGCATCCTTGTCATCTCGTCTGAATAAAACTTCAAGAAAGACATCCTCTCTTTCTTGGTCATTGTCTTTACATCAGAGTAAGAAAAACCAATCTTGCTTACTAATATGTAGGCTTGTTGAAGTAGGTCCTCAGAGGTTAAAGTTTCCGTTAGCTCACTGAAAAAAAACCGGAATCTATCGGTACTGCAAGCGTTTCTTTATGCCCACATTTCCCGCATTTAAATACAAATCGAGGATCAATTCCGTAATCTGAAACGGTAATCTCTCTAAATAATGTTTTTACATCAGCAATCTCCATCCTCTCAATGGCTTTTGAAATAAATACGGGATCTGAGTTGTCGTTAAGGGAAACTACAAATCTATAAAGATTTTTGTAGATTGTCTCAGTATCTAGAAGATAAGGTTCTTCCCTGTTTCTCGGTAGCCTGACGACGGCTTTAACTTCAAGTTTTGGAAGAACTACGGTTCTAGGATCTTCGTATTCGTCTGGTATCTCTGAAAGGTTTAATTGCTTGGAAAGCTGAATCTTTGATTTTGATTCGTGGTTGCAATTTCTACAGACAGTACCAAATTCATAATCGTCACCGTAGGAAACTTCACGTAGCTTCATGAGGAGATAGTTCTTATCCATCAATAGGATTTCATTAACGTTGATGCCCTCAATGGTTTTCTCAAGAAGCTCTGTGACGATATCCTTCTCAATGTCCTTCCCAGTAAGGATGAGTTGCTCATCCAAGAACTTTAAAGGAGAGATTTTTATTCCCGTAAAATCTGTATAAAACTTACCGCGAGATGGTAAATTTGTAATGGTCATAGAGGCGTCTTTGACCTTTCCAAAAAGATCATCAAGAGCCTGATCTCTCTGACTACTAACATCAGCAGTCATTCTTCTAACTTCACTCATAAATTACCTGTTGTTTTGTGATAAACTATTATAGTATATGAAACTGATCATAGGTAACTTAACGAGTAAGCTGGAAACGGATAACCCTGAAATTATTGCTGCATTAAGGGAAAAATACTCCTTTTCTGTGCCTGGATACCAATACTCTCCAGCATACAGAAGCAGAAGATGGGATGGTAAAAAACGTTACTTCAGTCCAAGAGGGGTCTTTAAAACAGGGCTGCTTCAACGCATACTAAAAGACCTTGAAAAGATTGGTGTAAAAGATGTTGAGTGGGAGAATAAACCTGAAAAGGAAGAATATTTTATACCCGAGATCGGTAACTTTAAATACCGTGAGTATCAAGAAACAGCAATATATAAATGCTTGAGAAGAAAGAGAGCCATAGTTGACAGTCCAACAGGATCTGGTAAAACCTTAATAATGGCCGGTTGTATCGCTGCATTACAGTGGGGAGACAACCCAACAGGAGTTGTCTTGTTTAGAGAGAAAGGCATCCTTAAACAGACTTATGAATTTTTTAAAAGGTGTGGAATTAAAAATCTAGGGTACAATTCTGGGGAGGGATATGTTCCTGGAAAGATAATGCTTTCAACGGTTCAGAGTATCGAACGAATTATTGACACTCACCTAGAAGAGTCTGAGATTTTGATGATTGATGAAGCTCATCAGTTCTGTAAAGGAGAGACCACCATAGCAGCCATTGAGAGCTTTCCTAACGCCTCCTACAGGCTCGCATTCACCGCTACACCTCCAAGGGAGACCTCAAAAGATATCAACGCTAGGATGGTTCTAGAGGGCGCTTTCGGGTCCGTGTATACTACTAGAACCGCTGAGGATCTTATAAAAGACGGTTCTTTAGCAAAACCTATAATTCAAATTATTGATAACACTCCGGTATCAAGTGTTCCAGAGGACATGCCCTATCTAGATATCTATGACGAATATGTCGTAAATTGCGATAAAAGGAACGATAAGATTAGGGATATTGTATCTAAAGTGTATCAGTCTAATCCAAAAGCAAAGATACTAATTCTTGTAAAAAACTTACAACATATCGAAAACTTGCAAGGTAGAATTAGTAACTGCTACACTATCGAAGGGAAAGACGATATAGATAGTAGATATGATATAATTACTAAGTTTGTAAAAGACGATAAGCCAGCTACAATTATAGGAACTAATGTCATGCAAACAGGCATTAGTATAGATGAAATCACACACATGATCAACGCCAGAGGACTATCAGGTGAAGTTCCAACGCTGCAAGGTTTAGGAAGAGGTATTCGTAAAGCAAAAGGTAAAGATGAAATGTATTTCTACGACTTTCATGATCAAATCCCTTACCTTGAGGGTCACTCCCGACAAAGAGTTCATCACTACAAGAAACTAAAATTTGAGGTACACAATGTCAGAATCTGAAATAATCACTAAGCAAGCACAAATTGATACGATAAATAAGATTACAAAAGATCAATCAAATACTCTAGATGCCTGTATGGATATCCTGAAAAACATGAAGGATAAGGGTAAGATCAACGAGACGACTGTGAGAGATTTGTCCAGTGTAATGAGAGAATTAGATTCTCTTAGAGAATTGTTCTACACCCGCTTATTCAATTCTCTTAAGCGTGGTGACATGTTACTGAATTAATTCCTGCCCTCTATTGGTGATGGTAGGTTTAAATCTAATCTGGTGCCAATCTACGAATATCTCATTACCATTTGTAACATTACTTGTACTATAGATATTCCCATTGTTTATGGCCCACGCAAGCCCCAGCCTGTTGAATCTACTGTCTGGTATATTGTGGTCAGCTAAGTTGAAATCGGCTACCCGGTTGCCATCGATAAAGAAGTCTACTCTGTTCCAGAGTTCATTGCAGCTAACCTGAAGAACTTGAAACTCCTGAGCCGACACTACAACACCTGAGTCAGATACTGTGGAATTGCTGTTATCTGTAACCACTGATGACCATGTAGTGCCACCCTGTCCTCCACCCTGTCCATACTGAAATTCCATGGCATACGTGGCATCAGAATTGCTTGTACCATTTCTGATTCCAAAGCACATTTTGCCGTCGTTAACTCCATCTTCCCAAAGTCCGCTAGGTGCGATTCTGCTTGTAAAGGATAACGCACACGAACTAACCGCTATGGCATTGTTAAAAGTTGTTACAAAGCATCTACCGAAAGCGTCAGTTCCTGATCTAATCTCAAAAACACCGATAGTTCCTTTATCAGGATGCATCACATCGTTATCAAAACATTGACCTGTGCCTGCTCCTGTACCTGCATTTGACTGCCCAAAGCCATTTGGGCTAGTGCCAGCAGCAAGCCAATCTGATTCATGAACGTAACATCCTGCATTCGCTGGCCCAAGCCTAGAGATATTAAGATCTGTTATCTCCGCAGTTGTGAAAGTGCCAGTAGTTCCTGTAACGCTTGGGGTTGAGACACTAATGTTTGACGTTAAAGCGTTGGTTACCGTGACTCCAAAATCCCCACCAGTAAGGGTTTCAACACCCGCTAGGCTGTTTATGGTAAGGTTGGTTCCAGTAGCGTTTGTGTATCTTAAACTGGTGCCTTTAACAGATGCTGAGGACACTTCAGTTATAGCGTTTACCCTAGTAGCATCTATGTTGGGGACTGTTAAACTAGACGCACCTAAGTTAGTTATATGAAGATTAGTACCTGTTAGATTCAATGCAGAAGCGTTCGTTGCGTTTAGAGCTACCGCAGACACGCTGGCAGAGGATACACTGGTTGTTGCGTTGAGGGTAGTTCCATCTAAGGTTCCCGTCATAACACCGCCTGCTTTAGGCAGAGCATTATTTGCAGTAGTGGTTGTACTGGTTAATACACTATCTCTAGATGCAATGTCTACACCATCAACTGTCCCAGTTACTGCAATATTCCCAGGTACGTGTAAGTTTGTTGCTGTGAGATTTAATGCAGAAGCATTTGTTGCATTTAAAGCGACTCCTGATATACTAAGAGAGGATACCGTGTTTGCCCTAAAAGCACCATCCACAAACAGTGTGGACATTGGACGAGTTCCATCCGACAGCACATACTGGGTGTGATCATCATCACCAAGCCCAGCCAATATCCCGTGGTCGCAAGCCGATAAATCAGTGCAAGTAAAAGAAGTTCCACCGCCTCCAGTGACTGTAGAGGGGGCGAAAACACCCCCCGAAAAAGCAAGCACCTGTCCCTCAGTTGCTTCGACGCTTGCTACATCCGCCAGATCTATTGAGCTAAAGTTTACTTCAACTAACTTGCTTGCGTTGTTGTTTGAGTCGTAGCCGATTGTTAATGGTTTTCTATCAGCCATTAATCAACTCCTTAATTATTATACTTCTCAGAGTCTACTTTGTCTTCGTCATCATCTTTTAGGATCCCTGATAAGAGATCTTCGAGTTGGTTCAAAGCATCTAAGACTTCTTCATCTTTCTTAGGAGCACCCTCATCAGCCTTAATATCACCCTCAGGCTCGTCGTCGCTTTCTTCGTCGCCTTCTTTAGCAGGTGCTTCTTCTGCCTTCACTTCTTCAGCAGCGGTGTTGGCATCCATAGCAGGCTTTGCCTCAGAGCCGCTGTCCATGGGATCATCTGTTCCCAGATCAGGCTTTTTTTCCATGTCCTCTGTCTGATCAGAGACACTCTCATCCGCTAAATCAGCAAGCTTAGGAGATAACATCTTCAACACTTGCCCGATCTTACCAAGGTCCTCCGCAACTCTAGAAAAGTCCATGTAGTCCATGAGGCTACCTTCGTTCAGTGCGTCAGAGCACTCGGCTTCAGCAAATACTTCGTTTAAGAAATCTGCCAGATCGATTGTTTCAGCACCGTCTTTAGAAGGGAGAATGTTAGCAAACTCAACAAGAGTCTTACCAAGTAAGGAGTCCTCAGCGGTCTTTGAGGCTAAAGTTTTAAGTATTTCAGACTCAGTCAAAGCTAAACTTCTAAAGGTCGGAACGTCAGTCAGCTTCTTAATATCGATGCCATACTTTTCATTAAGAGTGTCGATAACAAATGACTTGACAGGCTTCTTCATTCGATAGACATCGCTAGCGAAATTGTTTAGGTCACGATTCTTGACAGATGTTTCATTCATCGACAGCGAATTCTTCAAGATTTCTGAAATCTGTTTCTTGGTAGCTAAGGCAAAGTAAGGGACTTCAGTAATTGTTTGTGCAACTTGATGACGAACAGCTTCCTCGTCATTTTCAAAGATCATTGAAGCTAATTCTTGAATCTGCTGGTTATCAACCCAAATGTTTTCAAAGGACTGTTTTGCCTCCAGCATCTCTTTTTGCACTAATTCTTTTCTGCAAAGATACTCGTAGAGATCAACCTTATTCTTAATTACCACCTCAAACATCTTGCTTTCTTTTAGTTGTTCCATACTTACTTTGGGTAAGTCAAAAGAAGTTGCAACAAGAGCGGTAAGCTTTATACCATTATTAATCGAAGGAGTGTTGAAGATGTCCTTATTCTCTTTGAGGAACTCAACAAGTTGTCCCTTCATTTCTGAAAGCCTTCCAAACTCTTTAGAGGATACAATGGAGGTTTGCTCACCAAACCTATCAACTTTCTCTTGAAGCCTGTTTTTGATCCTCTCATAGGACATTTTTGCTTCAAACAGGGAAAGGATCTTGTCAAAAGAGCCTTCAGCGGTTGAGTAATCATCCTCCAGAAGGTTTGAGAGAAGGTTAGACACTTTTTCAGTGACAGAGGACTCATAAACTTTTCTGTCTTCTAAGATACTGGCGTCTTCTACCTGAACCTTTGAAAGCTTGAGATTAGGAGTAAAAGAATATTTACCACTAATCACGTTACCACTCTCAGTTAGATAGGTAACCACACCATTCTCAACGCCAAACATCTCGACGTTCTCTCTTAAAGTTCTAGCTAAGTAATCACCAATTTTAATTAGGTTACTGAACTCTTTGCCACGATTTTCAATAAGGTTCGTTAACATGATATAAAAGCTTCATCAAAATTATTTAGACTGTTGTTCCTCGTCTTGTTTGTTAAAATGCTTCTTAGCCTCAAGGGATTCTAAGAGAATTAACAATTCATCATCACAACCTGCCTCAAGAGCCAAAGACTTCATGGAATTAAAATCTAGTTCTTTAGACTCAGCGACTGGTGGTGGGGCAGCAGCAGCAGCAGGATCTTCTCCCTCCACAGGGGCGCCCCCAGGAACACCACCCGGTGCCATCATAGCCTGACCAAATACTGGGTTGTTCATATCCTCTTGTAGGCCATTTTCTATTTCTTCAATTTCATTGTCAGCAAGCTGATAATAATCCTTGTAGATTTTCTTCATAGGGAAGATCCCCAGTCCTTTGACAGCCTGTACAATCCTAGTCTTCTGCTCGTCGGTCTCAAGTTGCCTCTTGATTGCCATATCTGAAGGCGCAGGAAGCTTGATCTTGAGTTCATCAATTAAGACTTTAGGGAATCCCCTCAGGATCAGGTGCCTCTTTGCAAGTGTCTCAAGGCCGATTTCGATGGACTTTTGAATTCTAGTAATAACTCTAGCAAACTTAACATCAAGCTGTGATAGGTTGGCTTTCCTCTCTGCCCCCTGATCTTTCTCAACAATGTAGTCCTTTGGAATTTTAAGTGCAGCGAGCAGCTTATCTCGGAAGTATTTAACGTCGTCAACCTCACCTAAGTTTTCAGCACCCTTAAGGGTATCAATCTTTGTCCCAGACCCTTTACCATTAACAGCAATGTAGAAATCTTCATCGGCAGCGAGAGCATTAAAGTTTTCCTCAATATTCCCCGTTTGCGCGTTGTAGCTCTTTCGCTTCTTGAACTTGTCCATCTGCTTCTTGATATGCATCTCAGACTTAGAAGCAGGCAGTGATCCTGTATCAATGTAGAAAATACGACGCTCAGGCGCTCTAACCAGACGATAGATGAGCATCGCATCTTCCATCATCTTTAAGCTCTTATAGGTAACTCTAGCGGCTGCTGCAATCGATTTGCCATAAGGGTAGTGAGTAGGATCCGACGTATGAAGTCTAAAGTGAACAATCTGACCTGGGTCAAGATTAATCATGTGTGTGTCGTCAAGCCTAGGACCAATGGACCCATAGGTTGAGTAGTCATTTTTCTTTGGAACCTCTTGGATGAAATTTCTTAAATAACCAAACTCATCTTCGACTCTAAAAATATAAGCAGGATTAAGAATCTTAATTCTTTGAATGCCACGCTTCGCATTGTTAAGGTCAATAATTGTTTCGATGAACATGTCACCATACTTAACTACGTTTCGTGAGATGTCCCAGAGATATCGGGTCATATTGACTTGGTCAAACATTTTAGAGATTTCAGTCTTGACCATCTCATCATCGGTAACAATCTTCCAGGGTGTGCCGTCGATATTTTCCTGAGTACAATCATCACTGTAAATATCAAAGGCCGAGGAAATCTCTGGGTATCCATCCATATCCTCATATTCTTTGTATCTCTTCTTGCGATCATGCTCTATTTGAGGTAATATCGGATAGAAGGTCTTCTCGTGGTTGAACTCAGAAGCAATCTTAATTACTTCTTTTTGCTGAAGAGCATCGCCCTGTAAATTCTTTGGAGCAGCTACTTTTCTGTTTGTAACAGGATCAACATACTGATCGTCACGAACGTCCTCAACGTCTCTGGCGAAGAATTTCTTAAAAAACTTGCCAATTAAGCCATAATTTTGATTATAAGGCTGTTGAGGGTTAGAAAACTGGGTAAATCCCTCAGCCCCTTCTCTTACTTTCCGATTAGCCATTTAATATTTTCTTCCGTAAGGTTATCTGTAGATGTCTTCACCTTATATGTATAAGCGTTCTGTATGTTCTCAGGGATATAAGATTTATCTTCTGCTTTTTCTATGAACGCATTTCCTCTTAAGTCATTAAAAATCTTAATTGCAGTGGCAAATGCCATAATTAAGTCGTCATGGCAGTTAGTATCTGGTTTAATCTTACCTGTATCTGAGTCAATGATGAAAGTTAGAAGTTCGTTTATCAGTCTATCTGAGTTAATTAAGACTCTCCCCGACCTGATATTATGCTCCAGATCAGCTAATAAGTTCTCTTTGTTTTTTTGGGTGATCAAAATACCTATGTCTCGGCCATCATCCATTACTAAGTTTTCATACTCTAGCTCTTCTTGTAAGAAATATATGAGGTTGTTACCTATACCATTTCTCTCTGGGCACACGAATGCGGTATTGTAATATCTTGCCTCATTAGCTATAATTTTTGCAAACTCATTGATAGGAGTTCTATTAGAATAAAACTCTGCTACCTGCTTACCATTATAGATGTCAATAATGTGAAAAGCAGAGTAGTCCCTCTCACGGCCTATGGAAGGATCAGCAGCTAAGATATATTCATGATTGGGTTGAGGATCTTCCCAAATACGCATTCTGTTGTTATATTTAATCCAGTAATCGCTACTACAATTTTCTTTTAAGTTTCGTAGAATCTCACCTTCAATATAGGTTTCACCTGTCCCTAAGAAGCTAGCCTCATATTCTTGTAGCCACTCTTTGTAACTATGCTTACGTCTGGTTTGCTCTTCCCACTTGTCAACATTAATTGGAGGATTACAGGATTCCATCTGCTCATAGAGCCACTCAAAGCCTTCATGTCTTTTGTATTCGGGATGTTCACTCCACTTAATATCAATCGGGTGAAATCCGTTGTCACCCTCCATTGCCTGGGTATACATCTTGTGAAACCAGTTACCGATACCATTAACAGTAGAGAGACACACCACACGGCCACCTGTGGACGTTGTAGGCCCCACAGCAGCCCAAATAGTATCAATGTGCTCAATGAATGCCGCCTCATCTAATATGAGCAGAGAAGCCGATATAGAGCGTCCTGACTGCTTTCCCGATGCCTTCGATTGAATAGATGACCCATTTTCAAAAGAAAGTGTGTGATCGTTATCTCGTGTAGTCTTAGGCCTCATCCAGAAAGGAAGCTCCTCATACATGATCTTAATTCTGGAGATAACTTCTTTTGCTTCAGCATCACCCTTAGAAAGAATAGCGACTCTCTTATTTCCACCAAAAATGCAAAAGTGAAGAGCGTATGCAGCCATAAGAGTTGTACAACCTGCCTGCCTAAACTTACGTAAAATTGTAAGTCTGTAATCTTGAAACTCATCTAGAATTCTGGACTGGAATGGGTAAAGTTTGAAGTTAACCATTCCTCGCATTGGGTGTACAACCTTAATGTAGTTGTTTGTAAAATATTCGCAACTACGGGAGCATTTCTTGAATTCTTCTGCGATTTTTTCAAGATCTTCACTATTATTATTCATGATATATTTCTCTATATGTAGTAGAAAGGATAAACAACCTAAATCATTACAGAAGCTAATTAATTATAGTAATCAAAATGAATTTACTGATATTAAAGTTTCGTATGATTCTACATCTATTTATGATGGTCATAAACAAAATATAGAGTTCTTTAAAGAGTCAAAAATTTTAGAAGATGATGATATCATTATTATGTGTCATGACGACATTGATATCATCTCCCAGCCTGAGGAACTTCTAAAGTATCTTTCTTTAGCGCGTAAACCTGGAGTTGGTTTCTTAGGGCTTGCAGGAGCGTGCCACTTAGCAGATGGTGCGTGGTGGAATGCTAGAAAAACAGGGGAAGCTAGGGGCTTTGTATTTCAGGGTACAGATAAGACAACAATGGTACCCAATTATTTTGGAAGATCAGGGCAGGTTCTTGTATTGGATGGATGTTTTTTAGCAGCAACTTATAAAACAATTAAAAATGTCGGGATGGACGAGCCAGCCTACCTAGAGACAGGGTGGGACTTCTATGATATCCACCTAACCTACAAAGCATATCTGGATGGATTTGCTAACTACACTGTGCCTATAATTGCGATGCATGAATCTTCTGGACAAATGAGAGAAGGTTGGTATAATGCAAGAAAGAAGTTTATGAATCATCATGTGTCAACGTTACCTTACGCAAAGTTAATGATTGACAAAACAAACGGACTACCACAATGGAATATTTAGTAAGTGTTCTTCTCTGGATTCTAGCAGTGTATGGTATGACAACCATCATTGTTAGTTCAGTTATCTTTCAGCCTATTAGAAAGGCAGTTGAAAAGATAGCACCCCTTCACAAGCTTATCAACTGCATGTTGTGTATGGGGTTCTGGGTAGGTGTATTTTGGGGTGGACTGTTCTGGGATCCCTTCTCTAAGGTAGACGCATTGTATCCCCTGAGACTTTTATTTGATGGTTGTCTCGGAGCAGCAACAACTTGGATCATCTACTTAAAGATGTATCCTCTGATGTATGGGAAGTGACCTCAGTCAACAACCTGACGCGCAGTTTGTGACGGGCCTTATACCAAATTTTATCTTTAGTAACACAAAAGTATATAGTCGAAAAAATTTATAAAGACTAATATATTATAATGATAGAATCCTTTAGCATTATTGTTGATTGTGTTACAATGCTGTTCGTAACAAGCAGCTTTGTAGTTCTTCTTGAGATAGCTAATCGGCTCAAATCGAATGACAAACGCTTTGATAAAATATACGAGAAAAGCACATGCCCTCCGAAGATCAAATCAAAAAGCTTCTTTTGGAAAGCCTTCGGCAAACGGTTACAAGAAAAGCTCTCCGCTTTATCTCAAAGACTAAGGAACCGGAAGAAAAAGAATACGACTTAATCGCGGTTCGGCATGTGGCTTATCTGTTCACAGCAAAAGAATATGAGAAGCTTGCAGATGATTGGAAATGGGGCACGAGTAAAAATATCCCTGTCACATTGCAAGAAGCTCTAGACTATATTGACGACTTTAACCCGGTCTAGAAAACTTACGAAGCGATATACTATTTCCCGAACAGTTTTGGGTTCTTTCTAAGTGTATCTGAGAGGTGAGTTCTTCCCATTAAACCCGCTGGCCTACCAGTACCCATCGCAAGTTTCATCTTAGTCTTTTTTTTAGGCTTCTTAGGAGGGTTTAGAACTTGATCCACACTCTTTCTTAGAACCTCCGCAGTTCTTTGAGCACCACCCTTCGAGCGTTTAACTATTCTTTCCATTCCTACTTTGTTTGAAATGTCTCTGTAAGCCTTAGAGTCTTTCGGGATTGTACCACTGTACATCTCAGCTAATACTCTCTCAGCTAATGTAAGACGCGCTCCTCTAATAAGTTCAGTGCTGGCTCTGACACCCCGATCTCTGAGGTTAGAAGATCCCTTACTAGGGCGAGTATCTGCTGCTTTTCTGTCAGCGAATGACTTCTCAAAAGGTGTTCCTCTTTGTAGCATCGCTCTACCTCTCCTAAGGTCATCATCACTGTAGGTAGTTCCCATCCTCTCTCCTTTACGCTGACCTGTTTGTCGCGCTCTACCTGCTCTGCCAAGTGCATCCTTCCTTGCTTGTCTCCTTGCTTTTGCTTTAATACTTCTCTCAGCTAATGCAAAACGCGATCCTCTAACAATATCAGTGCTAGATCTTTGAGAAGTATCATCTTTTTTTGACTCCTCGGCGGAAGTCTTAGGCGTTTCATCTTTAGGCGTTTTACGAACCACGGTCCCATACTTTTTCATATCTTCCCTACGCTTCTTCAGAATTTCGTATTGTCTCTTCTCTTTTTTACTTAACTTACGCATGCAATTATATAGCCATGGAACGGGACTCCTAAATGTATATGATTCTTTTTTCTGGGACTCCTAAACTTTTAGGGTACCTTTAAATATATGAAAGGAGTATGTGGGTGCTCGTTGACGCATCGTTGCATATGGGACCCGCAAAATCGTCCGGTGGTCTAAAGAAAAGGGTTGACGCTGCCGATAGTATAGTTATAATGGAACACATGACCAACAGCGTCCTAGCCACGATGGTATCCCTCTTCCTCTGTGGGGTCTCTATCTCACAGTCCTACAGGCAAGCCATCGTGGCTAAGGATGGCACACAGTGTGCAGCTATGTTCGATGATGCCGTACGTGTCAACATCAGGCCAGAGATGCGCAGGGAGCTTGCTCCTATCGTGGCCGCTATCCGTCATGCCGAAAATGGTGGCAAGGGCCGTGAGTATGGCATCCTTCACCCGCGTGTGAAGCCTACGTATCGTTCACAGGCTGGCTGGTGTGCTGCTACTGTTCAAAAGAACTACGACCGTTGGGTAAAGGCTGGTAAGCATGGCAAGTTC